GTGCACCGAATCTTGCACTGATCGATGCAATCACACAATTTGTGGGTGGTACGCAGACCGTTTGGAATACTATTACCATTCCAATTCCAGCCGGTCTGGTCGTATATGCAACAGATACAACTGCTCTCAAAATTGGTGATGGCAGTACTCTGTATGTCAATCTTCCAGTTATATTAACTTTGAATACACTAACTACAATGGTAAATGCTATCACTTCAGTTGAAGCCGGTGGTGTTGTCACTCCATCAGAAATGGCAGGTGCTATAGCAACTGCCATGACAACAGCTGGAGAATGGACAGCTGGTCCGGTGCATGAAATTGTTGGTGGAAGTATTATTGGTGGGGTTTTAACTATTACAGGTGGGGGTTCGAGTGGGGAGTGGACTGCAGGTGTTGTTAATTCTATTGTTGGAGCAACCCTGGTTGGTGGGGTTTTAACATTTTCAGGAGGAACAGCAGGTCCTTCAGGACCCATGGGTCCCGGGTTCAGTGCCGCCACTGTCAATAGTTCTGGTCATTTAACTCTTGAACAAGTGACAGCTGGTGTTGTAACCGGAACTGTAGATCTTGGAAGTGTCATTGGACCAGTCGGTCCTGCAACTGCACTTCCGACCCTCCCGGGTTCTGTAGGAACATATGCTATAATTAACATAAATGGATCCACCGGCTCCAGTGCGTTCCCAAGTGGCAAAAGCATCTCTGTAGGTTATATTTTTTCAGGTCCCAACCTAGCTTCAACAACGGTGATGGAATTATCTGGTTGGACTGACGAGTCCCTTATAGTAGGTGCAGGAACCTGGGTTATTGCTAGCATTTGTAATGGATATATGCTGATATTGAGGATTGCATAAATGACCTGGGAATATTCGAATCCAATTTATATCAATGCAACAAATACTGCAATTTCTTGTACTATTATACATACAAATTTTGGTAATATTCCATATACAGCTACATCTACAGATCCAGAACCCGCGGGTGCAGCTCTTTATGCCGCTATTATTGCAGGACAAACTACGATTCCGATTGCCCCATATGTTTCACCAGTGGTGACATCACCAACTCCTGCGCAACTGGCACAGACTGCCTACAATGCGGCTGTTGTAGCTGGTGTGATCATTGTAAGTACAGGAACTCCTGCTCTTAATGGAACATATCCACTGGATCAAACCAGCATAGGTCGCATCACCAGTGAACAAGTGTTCATTACAAACACTAGTAAGTTTACCAATGGACAAACTACACGGGGATGGTTGGATAGTTCGGGAGCGCCACATATGTTCCCATCTATTGCAGAATTTACAGCATTTGCTGAGACTATTGCTCTCTACGACGATGCTTTGATTACAGCACTTACTGTTGGATTAGCTGGAGGTGTTTGGGTTGCACCAGAACCACCAGCTCCTATCCCATAAAAATTAGGTATAATGGACCTATGATATCACACTCAAGTGTGATATCATAGGTCCATCTTATGGATATACCGTATAAAGGATATTTGACATGGGCAGGGATGTATTTGGAAGTCCTGATTCATTAACACCTGAAGAAGGAGTAGATGCCACAGGCATCATTGAACCAACTGGTGGTACTGGTGTTCGTGGCTGGCTTTCTGGTATCTATGCTAAACTCAATGGGACGTTATCGGTAAGTGTCACTACATTGCCACTTCCGACGGGAGCCGCTGTTGAATCCGGAGGCAATCTTGCAACAACTACTGCACAGACAATACTAATTGCAACTGCAACTGGTACACCAGAAGATACCAGTTACTCTGGAACTGGTGCAGGAACAATTGTGTCCCTGTTAAAATCTGTTATTGGTTTGTTAAATAGCAAATTGGCTACCAAAGCAACACCTCTCACATACACAATCTCTGAAAGTATTGCAGTAGGTACCACTTCAACTCAAATTGTAGCAGCTGGATTCATAACAGAATCTTTAATTCTTTCTCTTCCATCCGGTGGAACTGCAAACATATATCTTAATGTTACAGGAGGACCTGCTGTTATTGGTACTGGAATTCCTATCTGGGCAGGAGAAGGCGAATTTGTATTTGGTGGTGCAATCGCTATACCAACAGCAGCAATTAGTGCAATTTCAGATTCCGGGTCTGTCCAACTTATGATTGCAGGAGGTTAACTATCATGAAGTATTTTTTACAGTGTCTTATGGTGCTGTTACTTTCAACAACTCTTGTTTATGGACAAGGAACTCCAGGTAATGCTACACAGGTAAGTGGTATTACTGCTATTGGTACTATATCAGATACAGCATATACAGGATCTGGTACCACCTCTGTCATTTCAGTATTAAAGGGACTCTATCAAAAACTAGGAACGACGTTATCGTTTTCAACAACATCATTACCACTACCATCCGGTGCTGCACAAGAAGCAGGTGGAAATCTTGCTTCTATTGCCACAGCAAACGGAAGTGATATAACGAGTGCAACTCAACTCCCAGGAGGGAGTGGGATTCGAGGGTGGCTTTCTGGCATCTACACTAAACTATCAGGCACCCTCTCTGTCTCTGGTACTTTTTGGCAACCCACACAACCTGTTAGTGTTGCAACATTACCGCTTCCAACGGGAGCGGCATTAGAAACGGGTGGTAATCTTTCTACTATCACAACACAAAATACTACTCTTGTTTCAGGAGTTGGAACACCTGCAGATTCAACATATACTGGAACTGGTAGTTCTTCTATCATTTCTGCAATCAAAGGTGTCTATTCAAATATAACAGGGGTACAAACACAATTACAGAGTATGACAGGCGGATCGTCTTCATCTACTCCTCTTTATACTGCTCTTGTCTGTAATGGTGTCGTAGTCAGTGCCTCTGCCCCCTGTTCTTTTGCCATTACATCACCCAGCACCAGTCCATTTTCTTTATCATCCGGAACCACTGCTGTTGGATATGTCAACGCAAGTAACTATGGATATCGTGAAGCAAACATTGATATTACAGTTACAAGTGGAAGTGTTACGCTTACTCCGGTCGTATCAGAAAGTGGTCAGCCTGGTACTTGGCATTCAGTATCTCCTGGATGTTTTCGTGGTATTTCTGGTATTCAGATAAGTACAGTTGGTAACTATTCTGGTGCATTTCAGTGTGCTGTATCCGAAACCTATTTTGAATGGCAACTGAGTGGTTTGTCTACAGGAGCTGTAATTACTGGATATACTAGTTTTCGGACGAATTGCGTAGCAACGTGTGTTGTTTTATCCGTTGACACGTTTTCTTCAAGTGGAGGATGTCCCCATTGGTGGCACTTGTCTGGAAATACAACAGCTGGCGTTAATGCTCTCTCAGTGGCATCGGGTGGCAATCAACAATTCTGTGGACTTGATATTGAAAATTATACTACATCTGATTTTTATTGGAGAACCTATGACTTTAATGGCACTCCCAATTGCGCCCATGGAACCTGGCCAACTAGTTCAGGTGGAAATGGTCAAGTCCTCGATTCTTCATATCGCATTCCTGCAGGAACTCGTTTTTCTTGGGCACTTGCACGAGGAGCTTATGTAAATTCTGGGCTTGCAGCCTGCGGAACCGGTGCGGATGGTGACACTGACACCACGGCTGCCCCTGCTGGGGTAAAAATAAATGTCAATTATTAGGATACTTCTGTTTTATTTATGTATTTCGATCTCAGCAGTGGCGCAACCTCTTGTTGCGCTATCTCTCTCAAGTCTCGCACAACGCGCATTTGATGACACAGTATCTTGGTTTTGGTTTCAGGGTACAAATACTGGTACATTTGACATACTCGCTACTACATTTCAACCATCAACTTCTATTATTACAAATATAACACAGGCAAATCCTGCAGTTGTAACAACCAGCTTTGACAATGGATATCAAACAGGTCAGACCGTTTGGATTACAAATGAAACAGGAATGTCTCAAATTAATGGTGGTCCCTACACCATAACAGTTCTGACCAATACAACATTTGCACTAACAGGTATTAATTCAACTAACTATACACCTTCCCTTGGAGGAAGCACAGCTAGTGTTATTTATGCAAGTCCTCCTGCAGCTGAATGGACAATTCTGAATCCTGGTGGTGGATATCTTGCAGATCGCATGTGGACAACATCACAAAGTATCAATGTGGCATATAGTTGGTGGAAAACGTCAGGATCCCCTGTCGCTTATCAAAAACTACAACAACAATGGGCATGGGTCAATGCCACATATACAGTAACCCAAATGCAACAGTGTCAGGCCTCTGCTACAGCTGCTGCTCAGGACGATGCAGCGTGGACTACCGGTGGTTTGTTGATGTTGTATGAAGCTACATTAGATCCAACAGCATTGACCTATGCCAAAGGTATGTTGGATTGTGCATGGACACGATGGGCAGATAATGCTCTTGGTGGTGGTCTTTGGTATGATGATACCAAAACTGGAAAGACGGCATACCAAGTTCAATATGCAGTGGATCTTATTCAGTATTATAATGATACAGTTTCTGCTGGTGCATCGGATACATCATATCTCATTAAAGCAGAACAAGAAGAGGTGTGGTTAACTGCAGCTCTTTTTCGAAATGGACAGGCTGTCTCAGCACAAGCAATCTCTCTTGTAACTGTCAACTTACCATATGGTGCAAGTATTACAACAGGCAATACAGCATCCGTGACACTTACATGTACCTGTATTAGTGGATCTCCAGTAACCTTAACTTATACAGAAACAGGTTCAGATACAATAGCTACAATTGCAGCAAGTTTGGTGACTCTGATTAATACCACACCAGCTATTGTCACTTCTGGAATTTCAGCAGTGGCACCCGGACCCACAATTTCTATATTTACACCTGTTGGAAAATATCTTACTGTTACTGCTGTCGGGACACCCACCACGGGTAGCATTGTGCTAACTTCTTCAACAGTTGGACTCCCTGCTGGATCTTATACATATCCAACTGATGGGTTGTTGTGGATGGATACCCAACCAAATGGAACTGCACCATATGGTATTTCACAATCTACAAATCAACCCTATGGTATCTATGAAGCAGGATCCGTCACTATGCTTGAAGCCAATATGGCATATGCCGTATTGGAATCTCGGCTTTATGCCATCACTGGAAATACCGCATATTTAACACGTCTCAATCAGGTTGCAACTGGGATGCGCAGTCACGAAATGGTGAGTTCTACCAATATCGTTCTCAATGATCGAGATGCGAGTGATAATGCATTCGCAGTCTATTATTATGCACATGAAGTTATCCCTCGGTTGACGGGTACAGCAGGAACGCAACTGGATAAAACCTCTTTAGTAACAACAGCATGGGCAGCCGCTCTGAATGCTAGGTGTGCAAATGGAACCTATGGTGGATCCTGGGAAGGACCCTGTCAAGGACTATGGTTCAAAGCACATCAGGGTGGATCTAACTTTGAAATGGCTGTAAGTGCACAAGCAGCTGCTATGATTGTTGCTGGATATTATGCATCATTACATTAAATGTAACCGCTTAAGAAGGTGCTTCGATGACAGATTATCTTTGGAATGGGCCGCTACCTATCATAACAGATGCTTTCTATAACAACATCACGGATCCAGTGACACTTATTAACACCAATGTACTTGTCGCAGGCTACTCCATATTGGGTCCTGTTGTTGTTAACGGAATTGCATATGTCAATGTACGAACAGATTATACACTGACGATTCGGCCTGGATTGTCTGTCACAAGTGCAATACTTTCTTCTGCTATTGTAGGAGATTGGCCTGTTGTTCCAACGACCCCCACTCTTGCACAACTGGCACAGACTGCCTACAATGCGGCTGTTGTAGCTGGTGTGATCATTGTAAGTACAGGAACTCCTGCTCTTAATGGAACATATCCCTTGGATCAAACCAGTATCGGTCGCATCACGAGTGAACAAGTCTACATCACTACAGCTGGAAAGTTTACCAATGGTCAATCCACTCGTAATTGGTTAGATATTACGGGAACCCCTCACCTATTCCCATCTACCACTGAATTTACAGCATTTGCAGAAGCAGTGGCTTTGTATGATGATGCCTTGCTAACTGCACTTGGTGTTGGTCTTGTAGGAAGTGCCTGGGTGGCACCAGAACCACCAGCTCCTATCCCATAAAAATTAGGTATAATACTGAAGACATAGGGAGATCCCTATGTCTTCAGTAAGGATTAAAGGACTCTAAAATATGATATTTTAGAGTTAAACTATTTAGTAAAATACCTACCCCCGACCATGTTATGGTTCCAGAAATTTAGACGAAAACTGTGTATTTTGTAGGAATTCCACAGTATTTACAATGATTTCGTCTAATAACTATTCAACTATGAGGGCTTGAGTCTGATGAACTTTTCAGTGAAACTTTCTGACTCTGATGCAACAACTTGCCTCACAACACCAACTCATCATTTTGGTCATGAACCAGTTACCTCCCGGGCACTTGATCTTGGTATGGGTATTGCTGTAGCTCGTCGTACTATTTTTCGAGAGGGTGATGAAGAATCTTTTGGACGAGTTGCAGATCGTGTTGCTGCCGGTAATATGTCACTCCTCAAACATCCTCTGAATGAATTTGAACAACAAGAGCAGATGCGACTTCGGAATGCTATTGCTACAGGATCTCTGTTGACATCGGGACGTCATCTTCAACATGGTGATGCCTCGCAATCCCTCAAAAATATGGAATTATATACAAATTGCGCGACGGCCAGTGCTTGTTTTGCTAAGTTCTATCTTCTCCTCAATGGATCAGGAGTTGGTCGTTCTTATGATGATACCTTGATGATCGTTGATTGGCATCGTGCTCCAACCCTCCAATTGTATTTGGCACCAACACATCCTGATTATCCGCATAGTGCAGCAGCCCGGTGTCAACTTGGTGTCGATCTCGGTGTGTTACCTTATGGCACAACATCTGATGAAAATGGTATCATGAAGAAATTCATGGCTACTAATTTTGTTCAAGATCTTACAAACCTTGCTTCAAATACTGTATATCATAAGGTTGCAGACAGTCGTGAGGGATGGGGCAAATCGGCTGAGATTCTCGAGTCAATGACCTTCCGGCGCGAGAGTAATAAGACTCTATTGTTGGATTTCTCAGATGTTCGACCACTAGGTTCTCCCATCGGTGGAATGCAAAATCGACCAGCCTCTGGTCCAGTTTCAATCATGCGTGCCTTTATCAATATCCGCAATCATGTGATCAAATCAGATCTGTCAATGTCTCTTTGGGAGATGGCTCTGCGAATCGATCATTACTTTTCAGTTGAAGTACAAGTAGGCGGTGCTCGAAGAGCAGCTCGAATGGCAACAAAGAGCTGGTATGATCCAGATATTCTTAAGTTTGTTCGAATCAAGATTGAAGGTGGGCTATGGACAGCTAACCATTCAGTGATGGTTGATAAGAAGTTTTGGAATTATGTCCAAGCTGAGATGACAGCAGATCCGCTGTCAATCAAAGCACATGCTGTGTTTGATGAAGTAACCCATTGTGCATATATCAACGGAGAACCTGGGTTCATCAACGGAGATGCCCTTGAAGATCATCGTAATGGTACTGCCTGGACACGTCCTGTTTATGAAAATGGTGAAGATTTTCAAAGTGATCGATACCACGTTGATGATGCCTGTGATCTGTTAGCTGAACTCTCTCGTCGAAGTGCAAAATCACAATTCCCAGTAACTACTAACCCGTGCGGGGAAATCCCCTTGCATGTAATGGGTGGCGTATGCGTCATCGCCGATTATGCACCACTTCTTGCCTGCCCTATTGATCTTGACTCCTTTTTTCCTGGTGCAATTTCTGAAGATCTTGCGTGGGATTGGGATAATCGGATTGAAGAATCTGTTCGACTGGGTGTTAGATTTCTGATTCGTGTCAATACCATGAATGCTCTTTATGGTAAAGAAATTGCTCGTACGAATCGTATTGGCATTGGCCCAACTGGTTTGCATGAATATGCCTGGATGCGATTTGGTCTTGATTTTAATGATCTTCTTGATCCTGTTAAATCAGAACCATTTTGGACTACAATTGAGCGGTTCTCTACTGCTGCCAAAGATGAAGGTAACTCATATTCCGACTTCCTTGGTCAAGAGCGACCAATGACAGTCACCACCATAAAACCAGCTGGGACAACATCCAAGTTGTTTGGGTTGACTGAAGGTGCGCATCTTCCTGCCCGTCGTCAATATCTCCGCTGGGTTCAATTCAGAGGGACTCGTAGTGAAGAAACTGGTGAGTGGGATGCTAGTGCAGATGCTCGGTTAGCTACATATGCTGCTCAGGGATATCCTATGAAAACTCTTCAAACATTCCAAGGAATGACCGTTGTTGGTTTTCCAACTATCCCGTATCTGTTCCGCCTCAATATCGGAGACCGTGGTGTTACCGCCAGTGAAGCATCACCGACAAAACAATATCAGTGGCTTCGTCTCTTGGAACGATACTGGATTGGTGCGAACCAGGGTAATCAGGTAAGCTATACACTGAAAGTTTCTACTGGAAACTTCTCTTTGACTGAGTTCCGCACGATTGTACGAGAACAACAATCTACCATCAGATGTTGTGCTATTCTTCCAAGCAAATCCGATGCAGAACTCGGATATGAATATCTTCCAGAAGAAGAAATTTCATTGGATCGATATGCTGCCATTGTCAAGGGTATCAAAGCTGAAATTGACAATGAAGAAATTGATTTGGTACATCTGCAATGCGAGAGTGGGGTTTGCCCCATCTAATTGTTTTGATGGATCGATATAATAAACTAAATCTAAAGATAGAATGTTTCTAAAGAAGAATCGATTGGATGACTCCAATTTGATATGGTGGATAACAGAGAGTCCGTAATGGGACTCTCTGTTATGATAACTTCTGGACCATGGTATGGCCAATGGCCATGAAGGATTTTAAGATATGATGTTCACTCCGAGACCCGGCGGATTATATGCATCCTTTCGTGAAACGATTGCTATTCTTGGTTTTTTAGGAGCTATCTATTCTGGATATCACTTCATATCTCTCGATTATGGTTCACACCCAGTTACGGTATCTAGTGATTCGAATCTAACATCGGTGTTGGTTCGACAGGATTCTAACACTCAAAAATTATCTGAGGAAACTCAAAAACTTCATACTACAATTGAGCATCTTAATCAAATAGAACTTGTAGTTACCCAATTACATACAGCAGAAGTTGCCTGGGTTCAAGGCGATCGTAAATGTGCTATTCCTACTATGAAATAAAACAGGGATTCATTTAACAGATTTACAGAGGGATAGGCATATGCCTATCCCTCTATCGATGACTTGATCTCGCAATTCCTATAATTTTTATAATTTAAGAGAGGTTTCCGTAGGGGTAGTAACTCAATTTTAGAAGTATTTTTGCAATACTCTAGGAATTAAAGGAATATATATTTTAAGTGTCCCTTTCATAGGGGTAGTAACTCATAAATTTCCTGTATTAAGCTTTGTAGCAAGGGGATATGCCAAATGGCATATCCCCTTGGAGAACATTTGATCAAGCTGCTTTTTTAGAACTCACTGGTTTTGTCACTCCAAATCCTGAGAGTGCAATACCTTTTGCTTTATAGACACCTTGGGCAATAGCCAACACATCATAAAGAGACAAATATGGCTGGGTATTCGTCTTATCGTATGTCCATGTGGAACGACTCTCCAAAACATCAGTCATACTTGGGGAGTCACTCCCTAGTAGCTTTTCAGCTAGATCTTCTGGCTTCATAAGAAAATCAACTTCAGATGTTGATGGAACCACCCAGTTGTTTTGGATGTAACATAACTGAGCAAGTAGTTCGATGGCATGAGCAACTTTTGGATCCGTTACTTTCTGTCGAACCGTATTTCGACTAATACTGACATCCGTCATTGCCGGTTTGTGCGTAGTCTTGTTGCCAATTAAACCAAAATAACCATTCTCACGTAGATAATGGTAATTACTAAGTTCGCTCTGAATTCCACCCATCTGACTGACAACCAGGGGGAGAGTCGTTCCACTCATGTTGTTTTTACCACGTAACATGACGGAGGTCACTTCACAGAGTTCTGCATCACTTCCACCCAAGCTCGGGTATAAACAATGTTTATCTGGATCTAACAATCCGTGCACTTTACGCATTTCGATGTTGTTTGACATCAAGAAATTGAAATCCGATCCAACTTCTTTGAGTTTGTCAGAAGCCTTCATGTTAGGAAGACCTTTAGGAGTTTGTGCATATGGATTGAGTTCATATTTGTTACCAACATGCGCTGATAACATGAAGTAGATACCTGCAGTTGTTGCCAAGCGAGGTAATTGTGAAAGCATCATCTTCTTGATCATGCCATCTTTCATGAAGATCATGTTGGTATCAGAAGATCCAAGAACTTTTGAATCCAGGGTTGATTGAACATGACCAGAGGTCATTTTTGACCAGCTATCATAGACAACAAAAGTAGGTATCCACATCCGTAATGGTTTACCTGTCCGAAGATCCACGATGGGAGAATCTACCATAAACTCATCGGCATGGGCAATTTTGTAGGTAGCCATTTTCTTAAGTTGGTCAAAGAAATCTTCTGCTGTAACTTCTGCCGGTGTTGTAATAATCATACGTTTATCGAATTCATCCATATCGGTGAATCCAGAAAAATGCATCAATCGATCTTTTTTCTGGGCATATTCTGTATCAAAAACAAGACATGATGATTTTGGATACCACTGCATTGCCCGAACGGTATAGGAAAATAGTTCTGTAGACTTGAACATTTGTTCACGACCGATGACGGCATTGGTGGTGCTCAATCCGCCATTTAATACCATACCGCCATGAACACCAGGAACAAACGCCCCAGTTTGAATATCAAGTAATGTGCCTGTATTTAAATAAGGTTGAAATCCAGCATCACGAAATCCGGTGGTTTGTAGAAGACTCACAGAAAAGATTCCTTTATACAGAGAGGAGTATGATGGGATTGACATACTACAGTATTGAACTTTTTAAGAAATGACAGATCCTTAATTCTGGTATAAACGATCATATCATACCAAGGTCAAATCTATTTTAAATTTACCTCCAAAAATAATGCTTCTCTATTCTATGAATGCAAGATATCATTTTTGTTAAGACTGGAGTCATTGTTAATGAACTACGATCTCCCCGTATCGTATATTGCACTTGAACATCTGGAAGAGTCCATTGAATTAAGTGATGCAACTGAAGTGTATCAGTTCGTTCTTCGAACCTTTGATACATTTACAAGAATCATTAATAATTTCAAAACTAGTTTAAAAGGATTTAATCGTAATTTCAAACGATCTGAATTATTAGCGTATCATGAATCTCATCCCTTCATGATTAATCAGTTCTTCAAAACACAACAATTTAATTTGGATCTATCTGTACCCATTCCATCAGGAATGAAGGTCACATATCTACATGCAACAACTATCCTTGAAACTCTATATTCAACTCTTGATATTAATTCTACAATAACAGCTCTTCAATTTTATTTCAGTGAAGTCCAAGCCGGTCGTTTTCCAGTAACAGAAGATACTACAAAACTTATTTCTAAAGTATCAAAGAATGATGTTGAAAAGACCCTTAGAGATATTTTCAATGCCAACAAAACAATGGAAGTACCACTTCGAAGTGTGATTCCTTCTTTTGATGAGTTAATTGCAGTTGATCTGCATATTCTTGGATACGATACAATTTTTAAGAATGTAGAAACTGTTTGTTCTGCATTAGATGCAATTGAAAAAATAATTGATACACATGTTACTTCAATTGAAACTCAGACCACACCTATTGATAAGGTTGCAGTTCGAGCTCTGTATCAATTGGTACATACAGCCAGTGTACAGTTGGATATGTTTGGGGTTATTCTGACAGAACTCCAGAGGGTAGAACATAATTTTGTTATTTGTCTGAGACGGCTTGTAACAACTCATGGCCAACGATAATAAACAGTCATCCTAACAAGGATCCTCGATAAGAGGATCCTTGTTAGTGCAACCACTAAGCTTAGCGGATACTGGTCAGATGCACCGAGATAATCGGATCACGGCGAGATTCCAGTTCAGTACGGAAACGTTCAAACGACGAACATTTCAACACAAGACCACGTTCCAATGCAATGCGGCTATCGAGATCAAAGAAGTTGTCTGCAGTTACTTCCGTCCTATAGTGCACGGGAGACAACCCATCCGTCCGCGGAATGACCATTTCGATCCGAATGAGATTAAGCTCACGATCGAGCTCGATGGTCTCAACGGCATGCAACGGCCCAACCTTGCGTTTGGTATCGCCACTCGTCGGCAAGTCTGCATATTGACTGTTACGAACCGACACGATTTCCGCATAGATCTTCCGACGGAAGGTTTCTGGCGTGCAGGATTCGATTGGCCCATATGCACCCTGCTTCATGTTGGAAGCAATGGCACGACTGGCATCCGTGCTACTGATCATCCGAATCATGTCCATGTACACAGGGACACTGTAGTCAGATGTCATTCGCTCTTCGGTAGCTCCGTGTAGTGCTGCAAGTGCCGCCGGAACATCGCCGCTCTCACCACGCCAGGTGCGGGTTGAATGTCCTGCTAACGAACATGTCAATTTTGCAATCGGACGAGCCGCCCGCTTGTTGCGATCGAGTGGCTGGTTCTCACTGGAGAGATATTCTTCACATTCGATCACGCGATAGATCAGAGTCAAACTATCAGCCCGACGCTTCCAGCCGATGGCGAAATAAGTACCGATACCGACACCAATTGTACCATGATTGATACCAGTATTGGCTGGATCGTTGTTGACAAAAAGGACATTATCAATGTTGACTGGACGAGCGTCGGTGCCTGCGATGACCTGACAGAATTCGAATCCGGTACCATACGAAACGGTGGCAACGCCGACTTCTGAAAGAGTGGGGGTGTCGCAACGGTCATCACCGCGATGCTGTTCACGAACAACGGAAGGAATAGCAATAAGACGAACTGCGTCGATACCTTGCTCATAGATCGTCTTGGCGATCTCAGCAATGTTGATATTGAAACCACGTTCACTCTTGAACATAGGAATTTTATTTTCGACAGGAGACTCTACCTCATCAAACTGAATGAACAGTGATGGTTCCTGAACTTCAGAATTATCCATTGAAATCATACGCCTTTGTTTTCGCAGTTGGCAGGAATGGCTTCATACAAATATGAATACCACAGAAGATGCACGAGTATAATCACATTAAGTCTGTGACTATATTTTTTTGTGTATGCTCCCATCAAGAGGTGTGTGGGTGCATACAATATACAACACTGTATTATTTATTACCACTCTGGTGCACACTTTATCAAACACCAGAGTTTAGAATACAATGTCATTTTTAGAAGAGCGAAATCTGCTCATCATCTGCTTCATGGGGCTGATTGGGAACCCCACGATCACCTTGGGTGCTAAGTGGGTCTGAATAAATATCTGTTATATATTCAGGAGATAATTCTACATCATCTCGAATACCAAACACCGGATGAAACCGATATGCACAATATTGATGAGCTACCGGCGTATCATCGACATACCGATGTTTTCCACGTTGCATTGTCAGATAAGAGGTTCCCTCGAGATTACGTTCGATGTGAACAAAGACTTCAACATCAATTTCACGTGTCACATCAAAGGAATCTGCCAATTGATTGGTATCAAGTCGTTTAACAACATTGGTGATACCACTTGACGCTAACTTCTTGGCCTCTCGGTTTAATGGGTGTGCCCCAACAAAGGTAATGCCTTTGGTTTTAGTATAGTTACACAAGGCACTGAACAAGGCTCGTACTGCAAGATCATGTCGACCTGCAGGTTCGGAACTAATTCCATCTTTTGCCATTAGGTTGGGATAATCTACACTGGCAAGAACTACGGCAAATCCTGAGTTTTCAAACATCTCAATCGTTTCGACAAACTGTGGATAATTAAACTTAGAAGGCAGATGTCGTTCAATGATCAATGTGTATCCTTTAGCAGAAAATGCTTCATATGTCCAGGTAGTCACTTGATCATCCGTCAGGTGATCTGATGTCATTTGATTGATTGTCTGATAGAAGTGACGGAACATCCAAACAAAATTCTGATACGCTTCATTTTCTAGAGAAATTAGAAGAACAAGAGCTTTTTTTCCAATATCTTCTGGTGCTAAAGCTGGAGCATTATACAAAGCAATCCATCCAGTGATACTCATCAGCATACCAGATTTATAATGATGAGGAAGAGCATAAAAGGCCATTGACTCGCCCCGTGCAAGACCACCTCGTTTACCTAACATACGATTAAGGCCTTGTAAACCAAGTTTCATTACCCCGGTTACCGCCATCGCTTTATGCTTCTGTAGACCTGCCTGCATCGAAGTTTTATCAGACAAATCAATTCGTTCAATTAAAGAACGACCACCTGAGGATGTGGTGGATGCTGTATTTTCAAATGCAGTTTCAACTTCTTTAGCAATTCCAGTGAGTTTTCTTAATTCAGCAATTTGATCTAACGGATTGATCATGTCACCAGCTTTAGCCAATGTGCCATAAAACGACCGTGCCATTTTATTACAACGGTTCATGATGAGCACATTTTGAATACGATCAACATAGGATTGACGTTTTTCTGGTGTCATCAATTCTGTTGACATAAACGTGGCATTCAATAACTGATAAATTTCTCCTCGTTTAGACAAAACAGCATCTGATTGGAACTTGAGAAGAATAATACGCAGTTCATCCGGGTTCTTTTTTGAGACCCCAGTATCCATAATAGCTTTGAGAATACGGATATAAAAACGAGCAATATCGTGATCGATTGTTGAATTGTTACGGGCATCAATTTCAAAGAGCATAATGAGCTCTCGAACAAGGATACGAGATTGGTCTGTGTTATCATTGATGATGAACAGAATACAATCGAGAAATAAGTCCGGTGACATGAGCATTGTGAATTCCCGATATACTGGGTGAAACGGGTCCCCTGGATCAACGTAGAGAGGACATGCAATAAATCATATTATGGAGGTTCATTGATATTTTTTAATTAGAAAGAGTTTATAACAAATATCATATCACATTATAGACAGAGTTATTTCCTTTTTAAAGGAAGCTGTTTCAAGGAGTCGTTTTGCATGTCGATAGCCAAATGCCCACCTCTATTGTTGCGTCGTCATGCCACTATGACTGGTATGGAGATGCTTTTGCCACCACAACCGATGGTCACTGCTGGACTGCCTTCGGTACGACTGATTGATGTGCCCAATCTGGTTTGGACAGATGAAGAGTGCAATCGATACATCTTTGCCCAATGTGTCATGTATTTCTACATCAGTATTTTTATGACCCTCGAGACCAGTCAGATATATCGAGACCTTCTGAAAAAAGTAGTGATTGAGATTCGATCTGCCTGGCAGTCACGAAAAGTAACCGATCGTGCACTTGGTGAATTTATTCGTACCTATTTTCCAGATGGTACGGTACATCTGCAAGGACGTGAATTCATCGATGCATTGAGGATGGTAAGCAGTCGTTTGGTATCAGATAAAGTTTATCCTGGTATCAATGATATACTTGCCATTGTATGTACTGTCTATGATGATCGTGTTGCAGTCGTTAATGATGTTACTCCCTATCGTGTTACTTTAACATCGATTGAAGGGTATACGTCACCGACATTTACACTGACACCAATTCATCATCCGGTCACATTGAATACCAGCAATTGTGTTTCTACCCCGGACCTTGTCTGGAAATTCATCAATAGTCTTAATATTCCAGGTCTTATTCAGGGACCTGGTGAGTTTACTTCATATCTTACGATTCTTGCCATGTTGGCTCTTCCTATGGATCCTGTTGAACTAACAGCATCCCTCGGGTGGAATCTGATATCTAACAATAAAGCAGGTGTTTCTTTCCTTAATTATCTTGCAATGTATTTTCGACAGCAAGCACTGGGTATTGACTATACTTTATCCCGTCTGGCAGATCCTCGTCGCATGATTATGCAACAACTGCATAATTTCTGTGGTATAGGTGCAACAACCATTCGTGATACAAATTATGTCATCCCATTTCTGAAAGCCGTTGATGACCGTTTCGAGT